CGCCCGCAGCCGCATGGAAATCCACATGGGAGAGGATGCCATGACGGCGGCTGAGTTCGAGGCCGCGTTCATGGATGAAACTGCGACTGAAGAAATTCGACTGACAAGGATTGCCGATGAGGACGACCCGGCTAAGGGTGTGAAAAAGGGCGATATGATTTACGACACTCTGTACCAGCACTATTGCCTTGTGGCGAGCATCGGTAAAAAGCGCGTGAGCAAAACAGCCATTGCCACCGGGCAGGTCGTTGAAGAAATGCACCTTGTGGTCGAGCTAGAGCAGCGCACCTACATCGAACAGCAGCTTGCCGCGCTGGGGCTGTAAAGGAGGACAAGCTATGGAACGCGCTAGATTTCCTATGGAGTTTCTTCGTGTAACGCAGGGCCCCAATGTAGGAAGCCACGCAGGCAGTAAGGCGATGGACTTCGGCGGAAAGGATACCGGAAAAGACCCGATTTACGCTCCTTTTACGGGCAAGTTTGTGCGAGTCCGTAAGGATTCTTCTCACGAGTCATACTTAGAATCCTTGGAACCGGTCGAATTCGCTAACGGTGTGGTTGATTATATGACACTTACGTTCATGCACGACGACGTTTTGGATGTAAAAACAGGCCAAATCGTACGTCAGGGCGAGAAAATCGGAGACGAGGGCGGCTTTGGTGGTGGCCGTCCGAACCGTTTTGGCGCACATCTTCACATTGAAGCGAGCCGAGGCCGGAATATCGCTTATCAGGTTCAAAATGGAGCTGGTACCTACTGTACTCCAAATCAGGTGAATATTTGGGACGCCCTGTGGGTTGGCGGAGATGTCCAGATCCTGAAAGATGGCGGCTACTCTTGGAAACGAGATGTAAAAAAGGAGGAGAACGATATGGAATTTCTGGAAGTCACAAGTGAACGTTGTGAAGTATTCACCGAGGCAAACGTAAATTCTGTCGACCGTACTTTTAATAACGGAAGGCTCGTGAAAGGGGCGTTCTACCCGATTCAGAGCGATGTTGGCACGGATGGAGTGTATCATTGGGTGCGCATTCAGGCTGGAGATAAGAAGCGATATGCTGTTGTTCTGGAAGATCGAAGCAAGATTGTATCTCTTTCTGCTGGGGACGCCATTGCGGCATGTATGGCGCAGGCTCCGCATGTTGACACATCCGAGCTTGAGAAAAAACTGGCCGATATGACTGCCGAAAAAAATGCTGTCGAAAAACGCCTCGCTGACGTTAAAGCATACGTCGCGGAGGTGTGAAGACAGTGGAATGGACAGTAGTAGGTGTAATCGTTGCTTTAGTTGGTTTGTTCGTGACCGTTGGGGCTCCAATCATTAGACTGAACGGCAATATAGCTCGTTCGAATGTGATTTTGGATCGACTTGAAAAAGAGTTAGCCGCTCAAAAAATGGACGCAAAAGAAAGCCATCGTCGCTTATGGAAGCATAACGATGAGCAAGATGAACGTATCGGAGATCATGAAACCCGTATTACAATTTTGGAAAATGGCACTGTAAAGTAAAAATGAAAAAATAGGACCCGAAAGCACAAAAAAGCTCTATGCAACGAGCAGAAGCTCGCGCTTACGCTTTTTGGGCAGATGGAGGCCGGCACACTGAGCCGGAGTAAGGCCGTTTAAGGCAGAGTGAGGGCGGACGAAGTTGTAGAAAAAGATGAACATGGAAATGAGGTTGTTGGCAGAAGCGAAAGAGGAAAAGCCCTGTTTGGTCTTGTACCAGGCCTTGAACTGTTTGTTAAAGCACTCAATGAGGTTGTTGGTAATGTCATCGTGGAAACTTTCCACGCGGATGTGCTGAACCCCATGCAGCGTCTTGACAGGCATTTGATAGGCGAAGTAACGGTCGCTCACAATGGCGCGAGGCGAGCCTAAATCCTTTACCGCTTCCAGTATGGTGAAAGCCTGAGGACTGTCCCTGTGGCGGTCCAGATGGAAGCCAAGGACAAAGCGCGTCTCACTGTCCAGAATGAGCCAGAGGTAGTATTTCTTGCCCTGTATCTTAACGACAGTTTCATCGGCATGCCACTCGTCAGAGTTGAAATTGAGTGCTGGAATGAGCTGTAAGGCCATGTTTTGGAACATCGGGGCGAAGTTGGTACACCAGTTACTGATGGTCGTGTGGGACACCTGGACATTCATCACGGTATGCAGAATCAATGCGATATTGCGGAACGAGTTCTTGCCCAGGTAGAACATGCTCAAGGCCGTTAGAATCACATGAACAGGGTAGCGCATCCGCTTGAAATCGGTCTTTCCAAAGAGTTGGGACATGGACGGAGCAGAGATAGCGGTAGGCTTCGGTACAAACATGGAGTGGTTGCACTTCTTGTCACAGCAGCGGTAGTCGCTGTAGTGCTCCATATCATGGTGAAGGAAAGTTGCCTTGCCGCAAATAGGACAGGAAGGATAGCTCTTCGTTCGAGTATAAACACGCTCCGGCGTTTCCGGTGCCCACTGATACCAACACTTCTTGCAACGATACTTTTGATGTCCATGCGAATCTTTTCCGTAGCGATAAAAATCCGTTTTGTTGTTGCACTTCGGGCAGCTTATTTGATACAATTTTGCCATGAGGACTCGTCTCCTTTCGGGAGGTACGTGGGTTTGTGGTAAAACCATTGTACCAGAAGGGCTGACGGGTCCTCAACTTTCATTTAACTTTACAGTCCGTGGAAAATAGGTAGGAGGTATAGTTATGAAAATGACAAATAAAGTGTATGACATCCTTAAGTGGATTGCACAGTATTTTCTTCCGGCTATTGGTACATTGTACTTCGCACTAGCTGGCATTTGGGGACTGCCCTACGGAGAGCAGATCGTAGGCACAATTACTGCCGTTGATACTTTCTTGGGGGTCCTCCTTGGAATCAGTTCGGCACAGTATAATAAGGCCAGCTTGGCTATGAGCAAAAAATAAACCGCCTGAGAAAAAGCCATTGTAATGTAATATTATTACATATAAAGGGCAAGCTATAAAACTTGATAAATTTTTACTGGAGTGACAAAAGCGTGGAACACTCGCACACTACTTCTACACTTTTGCGCAAAATGTCGCTATATAGCTAGACTTTCCGTATCCAATATGGAAGCGGCGGTTACGAGAAAATTCTGAATCGTGCAGAAAAAGCCAGTAAAATCAAGGGTTGAGTTTTTGAGCAGAAGTAGGGTAGTGTAGGAAAATGTAGGAGATTTTGTGCAACTCCTACATTACTCCTACACTACTTCTACACTATATTCCTACACTCTATTTTATTTTTTCTATCTCTTCTTTTAGCCAAGAAATTTCACGTTTGGTGTATATTCTTTCGGTGAGGTCACTTATCTCATGACCGACCATGTACTTGATGGCGTACTCATCGACTTTATATTTCTTCGCCATTGTTATAAAGTGCTTTCTACCATCGTGAGGCTTGTGTGCGGGATTTAGATGAAGGTTGTCTCGAACTGTATAGTATCGGCTTTTAAATTTGTCATACGTCAGCATCAAGTCGTTGCTCTTAGTGAATTTTCCCGTGGCATTTAACAGATATTCACTATGCAGCTCGACTGCTTCGTCGTATTTCTTTTTTACAAGGTCTAAAATTTTGGAGTGGATTGGAACGATTCGGTCTATACCGGCATCCGTTTTCATTCCGCCAGAAAATGTTCCATTTTCCAAGTCGACATTTTCGAGCCTTATCAATCCAAGCTCTTGAGGCCGCCATCCAGAATAGCACTGTATAAGGATTGTCTCAATTGTCGGAAAACGGTCTATGTTGTTCCACAGGGTTTCCATTTCTTCTTCGGTGTAAGGGATATGGGCGTCTTTCTGTGAGTCTTCGTTTTCTTTTATGACCTCGTCAGACACGTTGAACGTCCTGGCATAGTTTTTATCTACGATTTCATATTCCAGCGCATAGTCAAACATGACGTTGAACATTGACTTGATTTTTAGTTTGAGACTTGGCGTTGTGTGGCGCTCTATACCTTTCACTATGCATGTTCCATCTTCCATACAACCTTTGATATGACGAGGTCGAACGTCCATAGCACGCATGCTGTATATGGCGGAACAATATCTCCAACACATTTCCATGTTTCGAAAGCTTTCAGGATTTTTAAGTTTCTTTTTATGATCTTCGCTCCACTTAGCAAACAGCTCGCTCATGGTAAGAGCTAAGTCCAGGTCATATGGGTTTTTATGATATTCTACAAGCGCGTTGTACGCATCGTTATATGTAGGAAAAAATGCATCAGGCTTTAATAGCTTAGATATGGGTTTACCTTTTTCATCTTTGCCAACCGTAACCATAACCCGAAAAGGGTTTTTTAGGTTACGGTTTTTTATTTTACTGATTTGTCCGAATCCGTTTGGCAGCCGTTTTCTCTTGTTGTTTTTGCTCCTTGGCTTCCGAGCCGGCGCACCATCTTGCAACGGGTATCCGCAGTGTGGGCATGACAAAGCCTTATCGCTTACTTGCAGTTCACACTCATGGCATTTTATGAGCATTATTTTCACCTTTTATTTTTCATGATTTTACTGGCTTTGGTCTCGGTGTTCTCTATCTTATACGCCAGCTTCTTTAGTTGTAAAGCTCCGGCGATGATGAGACCAAGTTTAATAATACCTTTTGTTTCAATTTTGTCTTCGTGGTTTATCTCTCCTCCGTTTAGAGTGTAGACTTTATTTAGATATTTGGCCGTTCCATAAAGTTTCTTTCTCATATCGCTACCTCCGCAATAATTGCAACGCCTCTTATGAAGGAGGTCATTGCTATGACTGATGAAAAAATTCTGATGAAAAAATTAGATGAAATGGTGCTAAAAGGACATGGTGAAGAGTTGGTGTATGCTTGCAGTATTGCGGCGGGCGCGGCTATTGGAGGATATCAAAAGGGCGAACGTAGGCGAATACTAGCAGCGGCAATCATCGGTGCAATTAGTTTTATGTGCGCAAACGAGATTAAAGAGAAGATCAGAAAAAATAGAAATAGCAAAGACGAAAGCGAAGAAGGGTCCTGACAAGGGCTCTTCTTTTTTATAAAAGAGGTATGCAGAATGAAACTATTTTTAGATGAAGAAGAAAAAAGCCAGCTAAGGAGGCTTAGGCAGCTAGAAAAGGCAGGTGTACGAAGAATGACGCAGGATGAACTGAAAAAAATAGAACACGCTGAGCGAATGCATTCTTATCGACTGAATTTGGGACTTTCGATATTTGCTCTGATAATATCGTTGCTTTCACTTATTCAAAAATTTTTCCTATAAGGCAACCGAGAAGAGAGTCTGAGCCAATGCTTCCGAGAAATGATATAATGATTGCGATAATAGATATTATAAGCGGCCAACGACGGTAAAATTCTTCACTCTTTTGACGTTCGTAGTCATCCAAGAGTTCGTCGCTTAGAATGACTCTTGTGTCGTCTGTAAAATCGTAATCGGAGAAATCAAGCAAACCCGGTCTGAACTTCTCCTGTAAAGCGTAATAGTCTGAGATGTCTGCCTTTTCTAACACCAAACCTAGTGTTTCATGTCTGACTATTGTATCGCATATTCTCATTTGCTCTTTAGTCACAAAAAATTTCACATCTTTTCATTGGTTGATTTCTTGTTGAATATCATATAAGATGATGTAGGAATTGTCAACTCCTACACAAAGTTGAATCTAGATAAGAGCATCGGTATGATAAGCAGCAGCACATCAACCTGTCCTACGTGCGGAGGAAAATTAAAACCATATGATAAGGTTCTGCGTATTGTACGTACGAAAGGCCGCAAAACAAAACGTGTTTCTATAAGACGCCTCCGCTGTACCGAATGTGGGGGCCTACACAGAGAGATTCCTCAATACATATGTCCGTATAAGCAATATGAGAAAGACGTCATACAGGGCGTCCTGGAGGGGCTTATAACCTGTGAAACCCTCGGCTATGAAGATTATCCCTGTGAGATGACAATGCGTCGATGGTTGGCTTCGCACAAATTGCGTCTCCTTTTATGGAGAAATCCATAAGTATCAAGGAGGAATTGTAGAATGAAACTCGTACCGACAGAACATATACCGGGAAGGTGTGCGAAGCATGATTTGCAGAAGCTCATTGAAGAATTTATAAATGGTGAAGCTAAAGTTGTGAATGTAGACTTTAACGAACACGATTATAGTTCCAGTAAGAGCTGTGCTGGGTGCTTTCATAACGCCATAAGACGGTCTGGATATTCAGTTAAGGTATGTAGGCGTGGCGACAAGGTGTTCCTTTATAAAATGTGATTTTTCAAGAAAGATCGAGCTCTGAACAAGGGCTCTTTCTTTTTGCGCAAAATTTACATCCTCTATTGTGAAAGGAGGAAATAGCTCGTGCACGGGCAAAAAGAGGTCTGAGTCGTAAGATTCAAGACCTTTTATTTTTTTTCTGCATTTTCCACTCACATTGTTTTGAGAAAACGCAGAACGTATTCTAGAATGGTGTCAGAAAGGAGAAAAACCATTATGGATGTACAAAAATTTGAACTATGCGAAGGTCCTGTCGAGAGTATTGAGTTCCCTCCAGGCTCCGTACCTGTACACATCGCTGCCAAGGTTTATGGCAGAGACTCATGTTGGGTGCGGGCGGGGATTCTGTGCAAATGGCTCCCAATTGGGATTGCCACAAGGGACAACAAACCGGTACCACCTTATATCGAGGAGATGGACTCTAGGAAAGGCAGAATCGCCTATTATATTTCTCCGAGGAAATTGTGGGAGGACACCGGGTATGTTTGGAAAGGAGAGCGGTAGTATGAGCACGGTCATACGTCCGGAGCTATCTAAGAGCAGTAAATATTGGATTGACCGGCACCGATACTATGAGCTGAAACACTTTTGTCTTCAGTATCCGATATGGAAAAAAGCTGCTCAGCTGCTCGATGCCTTGAGTAAAAGTCCGTCGCTCTTGGAAGAATATATAAAATCCGGGCGTATCAGCGATCCGACAGTGGATTGTGCTGAGGCGAGATCTTTTTATCTGGATAGAATTGATCTGCTTGAGCGAACGGCTGAAAACGCTGCGCCAGAGATTGCGAAATACCTTGTAACGGGAGTGACCTCTGGCGTATCCTATGATTTCCTTAAATCTAGATTAGACATACCCTGCTGCAAGGAGACTTATTACGACTTGTACAGACGCTTTTTCTGGCTTCTCGACAGAGAGCGTAAGTAATTTGTCTCTTGAATCACCTTGCGCAGCGTGATATACTATCTACACAACGAACTGGAGGTTGACTCGAATGCTCACAAAAGAGGATTTGCAAGCGATTGGAGAGCTGGTCCGTTCAGAAGTGCGTGCCAGCGAAGAGCGCATGACAGCTAGAATTTCCGAGTCAGAAGAACGCACAAAGACGAGCATTATGGCATACATCGAGAATGATGTGAAGAAAGAGATTCGTCAGATTGCGGACGGTCACAAGATGCTTGCTGAAAAAATGGACCGGATGGAAACCAAAATCGACAGATTGCAGGATCAAGTGGATACAATTCAGGGTGAACTCACCACGCAGGAAATGGTTATCACCCGCCGGTTTCGTGTTGAATAACAGTTAGTAAGGCCCGCTCAGGAGTTTAGCCGCTCTTGGGCGGGCTTTTTATTTTTTCGGTACGTAGGTGACGAAAATATGTGATATTTTTGTATTTGAAAAAAAAGCCCGGGGTGGATTTTTTGAAAAATCATTTACAAGGAGGATGTGTATGGATTGGCTTATCGTATTCATCGGGATAGTGATTGGCGCTGTGGTGACTGCGTACGTATTTTGCAGAAATTTTGTAGGGACTTTGCGTGTGGACCAATCAGATCCGACAGATGCACCATACTTGTTTCTGGAAATTGAGAAGGGTATGGGCGATATTTCCCGGAAAAAGTATGTCCTTCTCCGAGTCAACACCGAAAGCTATATTCCGCACGATTAACACGTTCTGTTATGGAACCTAATCCGTTTAACGAAAGGAGAAACAAAAATGTATGATGAAATCAAAGCAAAGTTAGACGAGGAAATTATGGACCAGCTTTCGGTTCTGTCCGATATGGATGTAGGGAGCGATAAGAGAAAAACGGCAGTTGACGATTTGGTGAAGCTGTACCGTCTGAGAATCGAGGAGACCAAGAATGATCGAGACTTTATTGAAGGAGTGAATGCCCGAGAACGGGAGGAGCAATTCAAAAAAGAGCAGATTGTGGATCAGGTCAAAGAGCGAAAATTCAGGTTCGGTATGGCAGCGGCAGAATTGCTGATTCCGTTGATATTTTACGCTTCTATGTTTTATAGCGGGCTGGATTTCGAGAAAGAGGGGACATTTACCTCAAACATGCTGAGAAATTTGATCAGCCGTTTTAAACCGACAAAGAAATAAATCGATGGGTTCGAAGACGGGGAGACGTTGAATTTGCAATGTCTCTTCGTTTTTTATACACGTGAAATTCACATGTTCTATTGTGGAGATACAAAGAGCTCTTTTATCTCTTGACTAAATGCAGAAAGTAGGCATACACTATGTGTATCGTACTTTCTAATCTGAAAGGATACGAAAATTGCAGCAGAACTCAACAAGGTAGCAGATACCATTGAACTTGAATCGGAGAAAAACGATGAGGAGTTTATGAAGGTATTTGGAGTATCGCAAGGTTACTACATGAACGATATTGTGCGAGTATTTGATAATCTTCCAGAACATGCACATGAGCAAATTGGAGAACTAATTATAGCATTCAAGAAATGAAAAGGATTGGGCCCGACAAGGGCTCTTCCTTTTTCACTTCGCCAAAATTGCATCTTCTATTACGAGAGAAATAAACGACTCTCGAAAGGAGAAGAGGTATGATCATCAGCAAAATTTTAAGCAAGATTGATATTTCGAATTTGAGGTTCAAAAGGAGCCCTGAGAAGGAGAAAGAGAAACCGTCGCTTATAAAGGAGGTAATTGATGAGCCGGAAAAATTTAAACTTGAGGCGTTTATTGAAGGAAATGAAATTATAGTAAAAATCAAGAAACGAGAGATTGAGTCCTGAACAAGGGCTCTTTCTTTTTTTTTGCGCATTTTTAGCAGGCTCTTTTATGGAAACCTATATATTTTCAAAGGAGAAGAGATTATGTGTAAAAGAATAAGGAAGTACATAAGAAAACTGATTCGAAGCAATCGAAAAACATTTAAGAACAAGCTGTGCGCTATTGCATTGCTTAGTCTTGGAATGTTTGCAGCGATCATTTCGAATGATTGGACATTCTTTGTATTTACTTCATTTCTGGCAATACCATTACTCGTGGCTAAAGAGAATTATATTTATGGTTGAGCAGGAAGGATTGAGACAAAATACAAAGTCTCTTTCCTTTTTTCTTGCTTCGCGAAATTTACAAATTGTTTTATGAAGAAACGGTTAGCTGAGAGGTAAAGCACTACATAAAACCATGTAGAGATCACGGGTTCGAATCCTGTACTGTTTCTTTTATTTTATCCACCAAAAACGAAAGGAGAAAGTATGGAGAAAGCAAACGTTATTCAAAAGGCCTTTTACAGATCGGCAGCATATTTGAAACGGCATTCACCGACAATTTTAACTTTTGTTGGAGCCACCGGAGTTGTTGCGACTATAATCATGTCGGCCAGGGCAACACCCAAAGCAATGAAGCTTTTAGAAGAGGCAGAAGTTCAGAAAGGAGAAGAACTTGACAAGCTGGAGACCATTCGAACTGCCGCGTCAGTTTATATCCCTGTTGCAGCAATTGGTATATCATCTTTGATTTGTTTATTCGGTGCCAACGTGCTCAATCAACGAAATCAAGCCTCGTTGACAGCAGCTTATGTGATGCTGAATGAATCATATTCCCGATATCGAGGTGCCGCAAACACTGTGTTCGGGGATGATGCGGATTCAAAGATTAAAGCAGAGGTTGCTAAGGAGACATATATTTCAGCGGATGGATGCGCTATTTATGATGCGAGTCACGATGACGGCTGCGAAGAATGCCTTTTCTATGACGAGATATCAGACCGGTATTTTCAGTCCACGATGGCGTCTGTCTTGAATGCGCAATATCATCTGAATCGGAATTTTACGTTGCGCGGTTATGTGTCTCTAAATGAATTCTATGAATTCTTAGGAATCGAGAAGGTGGTTTGTGGCGAAGGCATTGGCTGGGGTCAAGATTTGCTGGAAGACGGAATTTTCTGGATCGACTTTGACAATCGGTATGTCAAATATGATGATGGGCTGGAGTGCTATATTGTATCTGCGTTGTTTGAACCAACAGCGGATTATTTAGAGGGGTAAAGCAAATCACCCACAGGTCTTGCCCGATCTGTGGGTTTGTTTTTGTGATTTTACATTTTAAACAAAGGAGTAGTAAACATGATTTATACAGAGATCAACATCACGGGACTTGAAGAAATTAAAGCGCGAGTCAGAGAACTGGCAGATTTAACAGAACGTATGCATGTTGCATTGGGTAAGTTGGAGAATTGTAAGATAAATATAGAAGCTGGCATCGATGGTTTATCACCGATGGAAAGTAGCCAGGTCAAGTCTAATAATCAAACTTAACTTCGATTTTGGCACTATCTGGTATCCGGTGGACTTCGAAATCTTCTCCGGGCATGGTGGCTACGGTCAAGCTGGTCGTGAATTCGTGACGCATTGCGCAATTAGGACAATGGCGAGAAGACCCAGGACGCGGATAATTTAAATTTTTATCTTGCAAGGTATACATACAGCCGCAGGAACATTTTACGAGAAACATTATAATCACCTCTATCGCACAGTATAGCACAAAATACTGCGCACATTCTACATTCTGTGTTATGAAAGGAGGCGGATGCGCTATGACAAAAAATACATTGATTAAAGTTCTGGGTCTTGCCGCTACCGTTATCGGTGCAGGTATGTCACTTGTAACCGATTGGGTGAACGAGCAAAAGATGGAAGAGAAAATCGAGGAAAAAGTGAATGAGGCGCTTGCCAAAACCGACGAAGAAGAGTCCTAACAAGGGCTCTTTTTGTTTTTGTGGAGTGATGTGATGAATGATGTAGAAGTCCAATCTATCTGCGATTATTTGGAGGAATGCTTATTTGAGCCAAGTATAAACTGGTCTCCTGAGCAATTTGCGGAGCGAAGTTATTCTCGTTGGGCGGTAAGCGAGATTCTGGATAGAGTACGCGGTAATCCAGAAGTTCCGATTGTTAGTACGGTGGAAGTATTCATGGCGGAAATGACATATTTTGCACACATATCCCCTGAAACGTCTGCTCGCGAGATGTTCACCAATGCTGCGGATACGGCAGCAGATATTTTATCAATGATTTCGTAATCGACCGAAAGGAGTTTTTTGATGAAACTAAATCTAAAAGCCATAGCTCGAAGTATGGGAATGGCACTACAAAAACACAGTCCGGAAATATTGACCGGTATTGGAATCGCGGGGATGGTCACTACAACTATTCTGGCTGTCCGAGCAACTCCAAAAGCGCTGCTGCTTATTCAAGAGGCTGAGGAGGTAAAGCACCAGAACACGGATGCTTCGGCGCTCACCCCTGTTGAAACCATTAAAGCCGCTTGGCTCTGCTACGTTCCGGCTGCTGTAACAGGGGTTCTGTCGATGACGTGTCTGATCGGTGCAAGTTCGGTCAACCTCAGACGAAACGCAGCGCTCGCAACAGCCTATACGCTTTCTGAATCTGCGTTGAAGGAATACCGAGAGAAAGTAGTTGAGACCATCGGTGAGAAAAAAGAGCAGGCGGTACAAGATGCGGTTGCCAAAGAACGAATCAGTAAATCTCCAGTGACAAACCAGGAAGTCATTATTACAGAGAAAGGAAATACTCTTTGCTACGATGTGATATCTGGGCGTTACTTCAAATCTGATATTGAAAAACTGAAGAGAGCAGCGAACGACCTTAGCCGTCGAATGCTGGATGAAGGGTATATTTCCTTGAATGATTTCTATTATGAAATCGCTCTTCCGGAGACAAAGCTGGGAGACGAGTTAGGTTGGCATATCGACAATGGCCTTGTGGATTTGCGATTTAGTTCTCAACTGGCAGAAGACGGTACGCCGTGTTTGGTAATTGACTACCAGATTGCGCCGAAGCACGACTATACAAAATAGTGCGCGAAAAAAGCATGGTGTTTAATGGAGAGCAACTCTATATTTTCATAATTTGAAAGGAGAAATTTACAATGGAAAACAACGAAATCTTGACGAACGAAGAGGTTATGGAAACTACTGAGGAGATCGTAAATGCGAGTTCTGGGAAAGGCTTTAAGGTAGCCGCTGGCATTGGTTTGGCTGTACTGGCAGGCGTAGTGGCCTATAAGTACATCGGAAAACCGCTGCTGGCAAAAATCAAAGCCAAAAAGGAAGAGACGCAGGAGATCACCGACGTGGAATTCAATGAATCCGATGTCAAAGATGAGGATTCCGAGGATATTTCCGAATAAGAAAAAAGAGTGTTCCGATGAGGGAAAGTGCCTTTAACAGGGTGCTTTCCCTTTTTTATTTTCTGCTGGAAGGGAGAAGCTTATGAACAGATACGTATACGATGGTCCGGTCATGGAATTTGGCACCTGTGTAACACGCCGTTGGAAGGCTTCGACCTATGCGGTGTCAGAAAAGAAGGCAAAAAGCAATCTTGCATATCGATTCAAAAAAGCAAATAACAAACCAACCAATTTGAAAATTACATTACCGGGCAAAGTGATTGTCCAGTAAAAAGGAGGCTATGTAGTGGAGGAATACAAAGGCAATTCCAATAAGGCCAAAGAACAGCAAAAGGCCCTCCCGCCAGAGAAAAAAGTTGAGAAAATTGTATCCGGACCGGTAAAGTCTAAAAAGAAAAACAGTATCCAGAAAATTACGAGCATTTTCGTTCCTGAGGATGTGGAAGATGTAAAATCTTATATTTTCGAAGATATTGTTGTTCCGGCGGTTAAGGATATTATTTTGGATGCGGTAAGAGCTCTTCTCGGCGTCAGTGGAAAATCCAACAAAGGGGCACCTGCATCTAAAGTTTCGTATCGAAGTTATTATGACCGTGGAAACGAGCGTAACGATTATGGCCGTACGAGAACACGAGTTGGATACGATTACGACGATATCGTTTTAGACAAAAGGGACGAGGCAGAAGACGTTCTGTCCCGAATGGACGAATTGATTTCCACTTATGGGATGGCGTCCGTAGCCGATTTGTACGAACTTGTTGGAGTCACTGGAAACTACACAGATAATAAATACGGCTGGACAGATATCCGAAGTGCATCCGCAATACGTGTGCGCGATGGATATTTGTTGAAGCTGCCAAAAGCTTTGCCGTTGAATTAAAAAAGGAGATTGATGTACTTATGAACAAAACAGAAATCATGAACAAAGCAACAAAAGCATTTTATAAAGTTGGCTTTACCCTGAAAAAGCACAGTCCGGAAATCCTCGTGGTGGCCGGGGTTGTTGGCACTGTTGTGAGCGCTGTGCTGGCCTGCCGCGCTACGACAAAAGTAAGTGAAATCATGACCGATACAAAGATTGACGTGGATGCTGTTCACAAATGTCTCGAAACTCAGTCGGAAGAAGACTACTCCAGGGAAGACGGAAAGAAGGATTTAGTTATCATTTACGCCAAAACGGGCTTCGAGCTTGCGAAGCTTTATGCACCCTCGGTTCTGCTCGGCGTTGCATCCATCACAAGTATTTTGGCGTCAAACAATATTCTGCGTAAGCGTAACGTAGCTCTGACCGCAGCGTATGCGACGCTCGATAAGTGCTTCAAGGAGTATCGCGGAAATGTCGTTGAGCGTTTTGGCGAGCAGGTTGACCGTGAACTCAGATACGCCATCAAGGCAAAGAAGTTCGAAGAGACAGTTGTTGACGAAAAAACAGGAAAAGAAAAAACTGTAAAAAACAAAGTGGACGTCGTAGGAATCGACGGAATCAGCGACTACGCAAAATTCTTCGATGAGTACAATCCGAACTGGGAGAAAGACTCCGAGTACAATCTGATGTTCCTGCGGGCTCAGCAAAATTATGCGAACGATCTTCTGGTGAAACGTGGCTATCTGTTCCTGAATGATGTATATAAGATGCTCGGATTCGAACCGACTCGTGCCGGCCAGGTAGTTGGGTGGCGATATGAGCCGGAAGAAAGCAATTGCGATGGGTATGTTTCATTTGGTATCTACAACGCCAATCGCGAGACGGCCAGGGATTTTGTGAATGGATATGAGCGCTCTATCCTGCTTGATTTCAATGTTGATGGTCCAATTCTTGATACACTGGATGACTGAAGGAGTGAATTGATAATGAACGGTAAATTGACTTTCATGTCGTATACACTTGCTGCCATGGCCGGAATTTGTTTTGTCAGCGGTCTTGCCGTGCTGTCTGGAGGGAAAAGCTGAAGATGGATGGGATGGAGAACTTCATTTCAGTCTTGGATTATATCCTCGACACAAAGCGAAAAAGGCACATCATCGGTGGAATTTTGGTGAGCGCGTCATTGCTTTTTGGCGGATTGGCCCTTACGGTGATGACCATAAAAAGCAACGATGAATATGAGGTGATGGAAGATGACGACTAAAACCATAGATTATTCTATGTTTGTGCTGGGAGCGGCTCTTGGGGCTTCTTTGGCGTGGTATTTCACTAAGAAAAAATATGAAGAGATTTTACAGGACGATAAAGTTGTTCTCACGTCTAAAGATGATTTTTCCGAAAAGCAGGAAACTAAAATCGCCGAAGTAGGAATAAAAACAAAGCCGGATTTGGCTGAGTATTCGTCTATGCTTCGGCGATACAATCGTGTGGATTATTCAGATGTCGGGAAAGAAGAAGACAAGCCTGCGCCTTATGTTATTTCTCCGGATGAATTTGGCGGAGTCGAGGAATATGAAAAAATCAGTTTGAGTTACTATGCCGATGGAATCCTTGCAGATGACGATGACGAGGTAATGGAAAATGCTGATGAAATCGTAGGCCTTGACTCCCTGACTCATTTTGGAGAGTACGAAGATGACTCGGTCTTCGTTAGAAATGACGTGATGAAGTGCGACTATGAAATTCTTCTCGACCACAGAAATTATAAGGACGTTGCATCACACGTCCGATTTTTGGATACGGAGGAACAATGACATTTCATGAGCTAAATCAATCCTATTTTGCATGGATGTGTCAGCTCGTGTCCAACGAACGATATTCTAAGCGTCTTTCCTATCGTAAACTGCTGACTCATTTGCATGAGGTGGAGTTTACTTATACTTTGCCGATGGACGGAAATCGGGCAGAGGATGGGATAGACCTTAGATATCGGTTTGGATACGAAAATGACTATTCTGAGCCAATGATTGCATCTGGTTTGGATGATCGTCCGTGCAGTGTCCTTGAGATGATGATTGCCCTTTCGATGCGTTGTGAAGAGCAGATAATGGATGATCCCGATATTGGGAATCGTACGGGGCAATGGTTTTGGGACATGATCGACAATCTCGGGCTGGGGAACATGAGCGACTCCAAATTTGACAACAGTTATGTTGACGAGGTGCTCCAACGGTTTCTCAACCGAGATTACAAACGAAACGGTGAAGGAGGCCTGTTCACTATAAATCGTCGAGGCCTCGATATGAGAAGTGTCGAAATCTGGTATCAGATGTGCTGGCATCTGCAAGAAAACTTTAGGAGGGCAAGATGAGTCACGCTGAAGTCTATAAAGCTTTCCGTCAATACTTTCCGACTTATGTCGGAGAAAATATTGCTGCATGGTTTCCAAACGGACGGAACTCGATTCGAGTTCGAGAAGCAAACGGCGATGAATTTATATTTTCGTTTAATAACGGAAAAGACTGGAAGTTCGAGACAATTGACAGTTTTTTGAATGGCAAGAAAGGAGAGAAGCGAAATGGATGAGATGGTTTCCTATATTTTCAGAAGCATGCGTTCTTCCGAACTGACATTGAGAGGTGTTAAAAGAGTGCTCAAAAACCAGGCAAGGCGTAATCGGAATTTTAAGCGTTTTGCTTGGCTGACAGTTGGATATCTGGTTATTTCAGAAATCAATCGTAGCCTCATGGAAAAGAAAATCAAGGAACTCGACGAGGAAATAAAGAAACTGAAACAAGAGGAAGGGGAATCTCAATGCAATGATCGACTTTCTGATGATCTCGACCCGCAGTAAGAAAAATGGCCTGATAGAGATTTATCCCAAGTTTATCATCAAAAAGAGCTCCGACCTTATGATTCGCGGGGGCGATTTTTATGCTATCTGGATAGAGGAACGTGGTTTGTGGTCTACGGACGAACAGGATGCTTTGCAGCTGATCGATCGGGAACTTGACAGATATGCGGAAGAGAACAGAAACCGTTTTGATTCGAACGTCAAAGTGCTTCATATGTGGGATTCAGAGTCCGGCATGATTGATTCTTGGCACAAGTATTGCCAGAAGCAGATGCGGGACTCTTTCCACATGCTTGACGAAAAATTGATATTTTCGAATACCCCTACCAATAAAAAGGATTATGCCAGCAAACGTTTGGGGTATCCTCTGGAGGCTGGGGAAACGCCTGCATATGATAAGTTGATGAGTACACTCTATGAGGAAGAGGAACGCCGAAAAATCGAATGGGCAATCGGCTCGATTATATCTGGAGAATCAAAAAAGCTTCAGAAATTCATGGTGCTTTACGGAGCTGCTGGAACGGGTAAATCTACGGTTTTAAATATCATACAGCAGTTGTTCGAAGGTTATTATTCGGTGTTTGATGCAAAAGCATTAGGGTCATCTAGCAACGCATTTGCACTGGAGGCTTTCAAGGACAATCCGCTTGTAGCAATCCAACACGATGGTGATTTGTCCAAGATTGAGGACAACACCCGTCTGAACAGTCTGGTCTCTCATGAGCGAATGACGGTGAATGAGAAGTTTAAATCCACATATTCAAACAGCTTCAAATGTTTCCTGTTTATGGGAACGAATAAGCCTGTAAAAATCACAGATGCGAAATCGGGCTTGATTCGGCGTTTGATCGATGTTTCTCCTTCAGGGGAAAAACTCAGTCCAAAAGAGTACAAACATGCGGTAAAGCAAGTTGGATTTGAGCTCGGACCAATCGCACACCATTGTCAGGAAGTATATTTAAGTGAACCCGGCAGATACGACGATTATATTCCTATTACCATGCTCGGGGCGTCCAACGATTTCTATAACTTTGTAGTGGACTCTTATCATATTTTTAAAAAAGAGGATGGAACGACTTTAAAGTCTGCATGGGAGATGTACAAAACCTACTGCGATGATGCAAAGGTTGCGTATCCATTTTCTCAAAGAGTATTTAAAGAGGAGCTTAAAAACTATTTCAAGGAGTACAAAGAACGGTTTAATCTTGATGATGGGACCCGGCTCAGAAGCTATTACAGCGGATTTCGTACGGAAAAATTTGAAGATAAAACCGTGAGTGCAAAGGAGGAAGACACCAACCCTAAAATTCGATTTGACAGCACAGAATCTCTCTTCGACCAGGTTTGTGCTGACTGCCCTGCTCAGTATGCAACGTCAAAAGAAACTCCATCGAAAAAATGGGATGAGGTAACGACAAAACTTTCTGAGTTGGACACGTCCAAAATCCATTATGTAAAAATTCCGGAAAATCATATTGTTATCGATTTTGATATTCCCGGAAAAAATGGAGAAAAGTCGTTTGAGAAAAATCTTGAGGAAGCAAGTAAGTGGCCGCCGACATATGCAGAGCTCAGTAAGAGCGGAGCTGGGATTCATCTGCATTATATTTATACTGGCGACGCTTCAAAGCTCAGTAGAGTCTATGACGACCATATTGAAGTAAAAGTCTTTACTGGAAAAAGCTCTTTGAGAAGAAAGCTGTCCAAATGTAACAATCTATCAATTGCACAAATCAGTTCTGGTTTACCACTGAAAGGAGAAAATAAGATGGTAAATTTTGAAGGGGTGAAAAGCGAGAAAAGTCTAAGAACACAGATAAAGCGAAACCTGAACAAGGAAATACATGATGCCACAAAACCAAGTGTGGATTTTATTTACAAAATTCTGGAAGATGCATATGCGAGTGGGCTGCACTATGATGTCACCGATATGCGAAATTCGATATTGGCCTTTGCGGCGAGTTCCACTCATCAGGCGGATTATTGCATCAAGCTCGTCAATAAGATGCATTTTAAATCAGAAGAGCCGTCTGAAAATGTTCAGAACGATAGTGAAAAACTGGTGTTCTATGACGTTGAGGTGTTTCCTAATCTTTTCCTTGTCAACTGGAAAGTGGAGGGATCGGAAAAATCCGTTGTTCGCATGATTAACCCAAGCCCAGCAGATATTGAGCAGCTGATGCATTTTCGGCTTGTCGGCTTCAACTGTCGTCGATATGATAATCATATTCTTTATGCACGGCTTATCGGATATGATAACGAGCAGCTATTCAATTTGTCTCAGAAAATTATTGGCGGGAGCGCAAATTGCTTCTTTGGCGAGGCGTATAACGTCTCTTATACGGATGTCTATGATTTCTGCTCGAAAAAGCAATCTTTGAAAAAATGGGAGATCGAGCTGGGACTTCATCATCAAGAACTTGGCCTTCCATGGGATCAACCGGTTCCCGAAGAGCTTTGGCCAAAAGTAGCCGAATACTGCGACAACGATGTCATCGCAACTGAGGCTGTTTTCAATGAAAGGAGGGGGGACTTCGCCGCACGACAGATCCTGGCAAAATTAGCAAACGGATGCGTCAACGACACGACCAACTCGCTTTCTGCCAAGATTATATTTGGGAATAACCGAAAACCACAGGATCAATTCAATTATCGCGATTTGTCTCAGCCGGTTCCGGAGACGGAGTATCGTGCATACCGTAAGAAATTCGGTGAGGATTATATTTTCCGAATTTTCGACGAACATGGCCTGCCTACTTACGAAACCTATAAGGAGGGGGCGCTTCTTCCGAAAGGCTACTCTATTCTTCCATTCTTTCCCGGTTATAAGTATGAGAATGGAAAGTCCACATTTATGGGAGACGAAATCGGAGAGGGTGGCCGTGTATTTTCTCGTCCTGGAATGTACGGAAATGCTTGGGATGGAGATATCGCGTCACAGCACCCAAGCAGCGCTATTGCCGAGGTGCTATTTGGCGTCCTTTATACCAAGCGATTTGAAGAAATTAAGGAGGCCCGTGTCGCAATCAAACACCACGACTATGCCAAGGCCCGTACCATGCTGGATGGAGCTTTGGTGGAGTACATAGACCAACTGGAAAACGGCACGGCATGGTTCACAGCGGAGGATCTGGCGCAGGCTCTAAAAATCGTGATCAATTCGGTTTATGGCCTTACGGCGGCGAATTTTGAGAATCCGTTCCGAGACCCCAGAAACAAAGATAATATTGTAGCAAAACGTGGAGCCCTGTTTATGACTTTGCTTAAGAGTGAAGTTGAGAAACGGGGCTTTTGTGTTGCACATATCAAGACAGACTCGATTAAAATTCCGGACGCCACGCCAGAGATTATGGACTTTGTTATTCGCTTCGGCAAAGAATACGGATATCTATTTGAGACTGAAGCGAACTTTGAAAAGTTCTGTCTCGTGAATGATGCCGTATATGTGGCAAAGTTCAAAGATGGAAAGCATGCTGGAGAATGGACAGCGACGGGTACGCAGTTCCAGGTCCCGTATGTGTTTAAGAAACTCTTCAGCAAAGAGCCCATCGAGTTCAAGGACATGTGCGAAACCAAATCGGTCGCTTCAGCTCTATATTTGGATATGAATGAGAATTTGCCGGATGTGAGTGAGCAGGAGAAAGATCTCGAACGTATTGTAAAGAAAGCAAGAGAATTTGGAGTCGACATGGACACATCTGGTCATTCCGGAGATTCCGAATTGGATTCAATGGTTGGAGAGATTAGTAAAGGTCACAATTATATTTTCATAGGCAAGGTCGGTCAATTCTGTCCCATCAAACCGGGCTGCGGTGGTGGTCTTCTTATGCGTGAGACCGAGAACAAAAAGACCGGAGAAAAAGGATATGCGGCTGCCGCCAGTTCAAAGGGCTATCGATGGCTGGAGTCTGAGATGGTTCGAGAACTTGGCAAAGAGGAAAGCATTGATTTATCCTATTACGATAATATGGTCACTGAAGCAGTCAAGACAATCAGTCAATATGGCGATTTCGAGTGGTTTGTATCAGACGATCCATATGTACCGGATACCCCTCCCTGGCAGGAGCCGAGCGAACCGTGGAACGATAGAACACCGTACGATGTACGATAATTTTGAAAAGAGGTTATAGAAATGGCATATCAGAAAGTAGACAATTTGATCATCGAAAATGCACGAATCCGGTTTCGGAACTTTGCAGGACGTGAGACTACCTATAACCGAGCGGGTAATCGCAATTTCTGCGTTTTGATTGATGATCCGGAGAAAGCACAACAGCTGGCTGAAGATGGCTGGAATGTAAAAATTTCAAAACCACGTGACGAGGATGACGAACCTCGTTACTATATTCAGGTCGCGGTTCGGTTCGACAACATTCCACCAAAGGTTTTTATGATTACCCGACGTGCAAAGACGCAGCTTGACGAGGAGGCGATTGATTCGCTGGATTACGCAGACATCAAAAATGTGGATCTCATCATCAGTCCGAGTCACTGGGAAGTGAACGGTAAAACAGGTATTAAAGCATATCTAAAAACAATGTATGTCACCATCGAGGAAGACGAGTTCGCTGAAAAGTATGCGGACGATGAATTTTGATATTTTCAAGGGCGTCGGTTAGGTTTTAGCTGACGCCCTTTTTCTTTTGAAAGGAGAAAATCGTGCTATTTTGGAAAAAGAAAACAAAACAGAGCAAAAAGAAAAAGCCAACAAAATCGCCGGTACAGCCTAAAAAGCCGGAAGTAAAGCAATCACCACATCCGAAGAAGGCAAAACCTCCAGTGCCTGAATCTCTTCCGAAGAAGAAAGAAAAAACTCCGGAATTCATTAGAAGCGATGACATCGAAAAAGAATTCCTAAAGGCGTTTAACCAGCTTACATATAGAGTATCTCCATACGAGGTTTGGCAGGATTTTGTTTCGATGTTCGCCTGTGCATTGTCCAATCCGGTTGACAAGGCTCATTATGATGAACGAGAAAAATTATATCTTCGAACCATCAAAAAATACAACGGAAGAGAACAAAAACTTTTCCCTGAGCTGGCTGCTCATACGGTTATGGCATTGGAGCGTAATCCAGAACAGGATTTTCTTGGGCATATATTCATGGGGCTTGGCCTTGGAAACAAGCATAAATGTCAAGAATTCACGCCGTATAGCGTTTGTCAATGTATGGCTGGGATTTCTATGAATGACGTAGCGGCAAAAGTTCAGGAGAAAGGTTATATTACAATAAATGACCCATGCTGCGGAGCGGGAGCGACATTGATTGCTGGTGTGAATGAAGCAAGGAAGCAGCTCGTAAAGGAGAATTTGAATTTTCAGAATTATGTGCTTGTCTATGCACAGGATATCGATTACACTGCGGCAATGATGTGTTATATTCAGCTTTCACTTCTTGGTGTGGCCGCTTGTATCAAAGTCGGGAATTCTTTGACAGAACCGATGACAGAGAACGATACGGACGAGAACTATTGGTATACACCAATGTATTTCTCTCAAATTTGGACCATGCGCCGAATTTTTCACGGATTAGAAAAACTGACATGAGTTTTTGAAAGGGGAAAAAGTATGTATAATTTAATGAAGATCGATGATGCTTTCAAAAAAGCTCTGGATGCATACACTCGGTATGACGTTATGAGCACTAACAAGCTTTGTGCGGCCAGATGCTGCAATGAAATAAAAAAAGTTATTTTTCACGACCCGGCAACTATTGTCTATTGGAATGATGGCACAAAAACTGTCGTAAAGTCTCACGGGGAAAGGTTTGACCCGGAAAAGGGACTAGCGATGGCCATTGTAAAATACCTTGGCGGGGATCATTACTACAAGCAAATTATTAAAAAGTGGACTTCGCATTTTGAAGAGGTAGAGGACGCGTAATCATGGCTGGTATACATTTGTACGACTACCAGTTGGATGCGGTAAGACGGATGAAAAACGGCTGCATACTCCGTGGTGGAGTTGGCAGCGGTAAATCTCTGACAGCACTGTCCTACTATTATCTTCGGCAGGGTGGGGAAGAAGAGAGCCTCTTAGGTGGCACTTATTTTCCAATGGATGATCCTCCAAAGAATCTCTATATTATAACCACTGCGAAGAAGCGGGATACGTTGGAATGGGAGGGAGAGCTTTCTCCCTTCCTTCTCTCCACCAATCCTGATGTCAATTTGTATCCGAACAAAGTCGTGATTGACTCTTGGAACAATATTTCGAAGTATAAGGACATTACAGATGCATTCTTTATATTCGACGAACAGCGTGTCGTAGGAAGCGGTGCCTGGGTTAAATCATTCCTGAAAATCGCAAAGAAGAACGAGTGGATACTACTCTCCGCCACCCCTGGAGATACCTGGGAGGACTATATTCCGGTATTTGTTGCAAACGGCTTCTATCGCAATCGAACAGAATTTAAAGAGAAGCATATCATTTACACATGGGTGAACGGTAAATATCCAAAGGTGGACCGGTACTTAAACGTTGGAAGGCTGATCCGCTTACGAGAAAGTATCCTTGTGGATATGGATTTCAAACGAAAAACAATATCTCATCACGAGGATATTTACGTAAAATACAATACTGAAGCATATAAAGATGTCGGCCGTCTGCGTTGGGACCCGTTTAAGAACGAGCCTATAAACAATGCGAGCGGCCTTTGTTATGTCTGGCGGAGAATTGTTAATTCTGATTTATCGAGGCAAGTTGCGCTTCTGGAACTCTTTGAGGATCACCCCAAAATGATCGTATTCTATAACTTTGACTACGAACTGGATATTTTAAAAACGATGTTTGGACGGACGGAAGGTGTCGAAGTAGCTGAATGGAACGGACATAAGCATCAACCGGTTCCGACAGGCGACAGTTGGGTGTATCTTGTTCAGTACAATGCCGGCTGCGAGGGGTGGAACTGCATCCAGACCGATACGATTGCGTTTTATTCTGAGAACTATTCTTACAAGGTTATGCAACAGGCAGCGGGGAGAATTGACAGACTAAATACGCCTTTTACCGATTTGCATTACTATCATCTGAAGAGCAGATCCGGAATCGACTTGGGAATCGCCAGGGCCCTGAAGGCTAAGAAGAATTTCAACGAGATGCGATTTACCAAATGGGCCTCACCGGATAAGAAAAAGGTGGCATAAGGTATATTTTAAAAGGAGAAAATCATGAGCAGACAGAAAATTAACTGGGAATGCACATATAAAAAAATGCCCAAAAAGGTAAAAGAATTTCTTACACAGCTTTTGGGCAAAGAAGAAGTTAGGAAACTTATGTACGCAATTCGAACAGACAAATGGATTATGATGGTTGGCCCCGAATGCTCAGGTAAATCTACGGTTTTTCATATTTTAAGGGCGCTCGGATATCCCTTTATTGTTGACGAAAATGGGCTGGGAATGGTTATTCATACATCCCAAAGGTTGACTGATTTGAAACCAATCTACGATATTCTCGAAGAGCTGGGGATTGGTAAGAAATGTTAAAAACTGGAGGACTAAGAAATGTTTAAGACTATTGTGGACGAATTGATCGCAATTAAAAAAGAACTCCAAGATATAAAATTGATCTTGAAGTTCCACTTTTTATCAAATTACAAAACTGAACGTGTAAAAATGGACGGAGAAACAATTATAAATCGCTATATTCTTCCAGATCCTTTAGAAGAGCTTCGTAAAGAAGAACATATTCTTCAACAATCTCGCCTGAACGGAGAGCTAGGCCCTGAGATACTTCATCGGAGGAAAGATAAGTAAAATCAGGTTTAAATTCTTTTAGCGTGTATGGAAGTATTCTCACAGCAATGTCGTGCGCACGTTTTTCCAAATCGCTCATATGATTCACCACCTTGTTTTTGATTATATTATACCATATTTATTCTTTGAAAGGAATGAGTTCTAATGGACGACGCTTACAAAGAGGTTTATTTTCATGAGTATTGCAAGAAATGCAAGCATGAAAAGAACCCAGAAAACGAAGAGCCTTGTTTTGAATGCTTGAATGAGCCGGAAAATTTGCATTCTCACAAACCTGTCAATTGGGAGGCAAAAGAGAAATGACGTTGGAAGAGGCGATTCAGGAGTTTGAGGATTTCTGCTACCACCACAGTCTTCATCCGGAAATCAGTAGCGAGGCTATAGCCATTGCATTAAAAGCCATGATTTATCAGCAAGAACAAATCATTAAGGAGTGTAGAAAATGCTCGAAATAATTGCTGCCGGATTCAAGGCGATCATCTTGTGTTCGGCTTTTGTGATATCTGCAATTATCGTGGTGGCCTTTGTGATCATGTGGAGGAACGACGATGAAGGTAGGTGATAGAGTGGAAGTGACCCGTACATATTTCGCTCGCAACGAGGCGTGTACAAATTGGGGACGCGCATGCTTTCCGACACAGGGCATCGTGGAGTTTGTATCCAATCGATGGGTAACTTTGATGATGATATCTCCAAAGGACTCGAAGAAAAAGTTGTATCGGGAATCATTTTGGCGAGGGCAAGTACGGGTTATATCTGCCGAAAAGTTCTGATTTTGAAAGGAGAAAAACTGATGGCATTTTCTGATATTACGGTCAAACAAGAGCGTCGGCTCTGTGAGGTCAATGGAAAAATCGGATATTTTCACTGCTGGGAGCATTATTCCAGGCCAGTAGAGCCGAGTCCGATGATCGGCGGTGCTCCTGGAGGAGTGATCAGTTTCGTTCGCGCGATCGTTGAGTTTCCAGAAGGGATTGGATATGTAGATCCTAAAGATCTTAAATTCCGGGATGAGGAGAATTCGTCACTTAAAATGATACAAGCGATTGAGAACAAGAGAAAGGAGAAAAAGAAATGTTCGAACGGACATTGAAGGATCTTGCCAATAGACATTTTGAAGTCATTTGGAGATATGAAAACATGACAAACTCAATTATGGTTCGCTTGGAAAAACGGTTCGATCATCAATGGTACAAACTTGAACGGAGAATCGGATTTGAAGACTTAATGACATCCAACATGCCCCTTTTCGAATTCTGTATGGTTCAAATTTTGAAAGGTATGGCTCAAGAAATTGACAGAATGACGGCTGATGCGCCATGAAAGGAGAGAATTATGGAACGTCTAATATTTGACTCTGAAGAGATGAAAAAAATTCGGGATCTTTTGATCGATTCTGATGCGGTCAGATGCGAAAGCGTATCTCCGGAAACCCCGTTCCCAGGAGTGAATTCATATTTACTCTTTAGTAGTACCCATAGGGTTATTGTCGACTTCAATAAAATGGCTAAGGCGATTTATAACGCTGGATATAGGAAAGGAGAAAAAGAATGACAAAAGACGAGAAGCTCGATGAATTTATGAAAAGAATTGGTATTGAACTCTCACCTTTCCAAAAAGAAATCATCAAGAAGATAGCGGACGAAAACAAGATTTATATGTGTTATCCTCCACATGTTGGGCGATATGAATCGTTACGTCTGATAGTAGATTCATGCGATCATAAGCGAATGGAGGCTCTTGGATGTTTACCGTCGCCGGAGCCGAGTAAAGCAGCAGAGATTAGGATAGACGGTATGTCTCTGTCTTCTGATTTGTATAAGAGCTTGGGTAAGCAATTGAGTTCAGCCCTAGCTTGTGGATATTTGAAAGGAGAAAATCATGATTAAATGCAAAAATTTTTTCGGTACGTCGGGATCTAACGGCTCTAAATCTGCCGATGTATATTTTAATGAGTGGATTAAAGCTCATCAGGATATTGATATTTTAGAGTTTAGATATCAACAGGCTAGATATGGCGATCACTCTATCTGCATTTTGTATGAGGAGGATTCGAACTATGATTAAATTCGAACACACCGAGGTCGTGGGCTGGGAGCATGCGATCCGTGGGATGCGAAATCCGATGAATTCTTGGGAGAAGAGTGATAGCTTCAATTCTACTGCGGCATGGGATAGTTACAGATTTGGAGAGGGCGATCCGGAAATCGGTCCAAACGACCTCGATCTTATGATGCAACTGCGGAACGCCGGGACAGACCATCGAAAATTCATGCGGATGATTACCGTGTATGTGGATATTACGGCTCCACTCTATTGGTGGAAGGAATTCGATACATACAAAGTGGGCACAGTTGCAAACTCTTGCTCGACAATGCATAAGATCGCGGCGAAGAGATTTGAGCGAGATGATTTCAGCCATGAGCATCTGATGGATGGTGGAAATTATATTCTAAACAGCACCATTGATATGCTGAATGAGTATCGTGCTCAATACCTCGATAGCAAAGACAAAAAATACTGGTGGCAGATAATCCAGCTTCTCCCGAGCTCTTACAACCAGAAACGGACGGTTATGCTCAATTACGAGGTTTTGGCGAATATTTATAAGTCTCGACAGAACCATCGCTTGGATGAGTGGTGCTTGCATATAACTCCGAAAGAGCACGAATTCTGCAATAAGGATTTTGCTTCTGGAAAGTGGGGTTTCTGTGACTGGATCGAGACGCTGCCATATTCAGAGCTTATTACGGGTCCGGATCTTTCTAGAATTCCGATCTGTGATGAGCTTGTGGAAGAGGCGAAAAAAAGAGTCGAGAAATAAGGAGTAATAAATCATGTTAAAAATCATCAAAGAGCAATGGGACAAAAATCGAGATCTCCTTCGTGCAGCCTTGGAGGAGGGCGAAACGTTCAACGAATGCGACTATGTGGATTTGGTGAAACTTTCTTTTGAAAAAATCTTCAATACAGGCATCAATCATGATTATCTGCTGAATCTGAAACGAATCACAGAGATCGATAACGGCGATTACCAGGGTACGCTTCTCTATGTAATCCCATTCGATACGTATCAGCCAAGCGAGCATGATCATCTCATGACGTATGTTGATTATGGATCTTGTTCTGGCTGTGATACGTTACAGGCGATCCAGTGCGGTCATGATAGGAAACTCACGGAGGCACAGGTAAAAAACTTTATGGCTCTCTGCAAAGATATCCTGACGAATACGGTCCGGCCGTTTAATAACGGTTGGCGGCATGAAGAGATGTTCGATCAAGTGACTATGGAGGAGTGATATTTATGGATCAGATGCGTAGACTCATTACCACTTGGGATAAAATTCACGAGATCGTTGACGAGGCTATGGAAAAACATGACCGATGGGTAAGCATCACCTTAATGCCCGAAGGTATGCTGACTGTAAATGTATATCCTTGGTCTTTGGAAGAAGAGGGGGAAGCTGAGGAATGAAATATATGGTCCCTTTCCGTAAAAACGATATTCCAGAAGAACCAACCGTGGAACCGATCGAACCCGATGCGGTTCTTTATTTTTGTGACCGGAGAGCTTGTGAGCACTGCTCCTACCCTTTGTGTAAACACACGAGGGATATTTGTCATGCCGTGAATTTCGAAAAGAATCTCGGCGGCGCATATTGGGAAAAGGAGAAAAGAGATTTATATGACTGAAGGAGTGAAAGAGACGGCTTGTACAAGCTGCATTCATCGAGTGGTCTGTTCGAGGATGAGAGAGTATCTGGGCATCATAAAGGAGATTGATTCATGTACATACTGTCCGGAAGATGAAGATAATGTTGTGGCAATAATCTCAAAAGTCGATTGGATCGTGATGCAATATCCTCTATGTAAATATTATCTTCGGGAACAAAAGACAACCCGTCTACAAAATATTTGTAATCCCGATTCAGATTATACGCAGTTTGTAGAAGAGGTGTAAAGATGGCTAGTACGATGTTATTACTCATCATCTTCGCGGATGGACATGAAAAAATCATTTCGGGCGTGGAGCGCTACGGACACTGGGAGAACATTAACGTTTTCTGGTTCGAGAAGAACGGTCGAAGGTCGTTCGTTCCGGTCCCTCAAGTACGATATTTTGGAAGTGCATTTGATTATGCAGATGAGGTTAGAGAGGTGTAAATCATGAGTAAGATTTTAGACTCAGGAAACCGTAGAACGTTTCAGACAGGCGCAGTACGTGATATTCAGGAAGGAAAAGGACGATGCGATTTGCTTCCTCTGCTTCCTATTTATAATATGCTGCGCGACGATATACTATTTTGTGTTAATCAATTTAAGGATTCTGGTGACCCGAAGTATTTGCTGGAAGCCGTCCTGCAATTTTCGACGGAATTCGACAACAGCGTCTACACCATGCTGCTTGAGGTTTCCATCCACTTTGAGCAGGGAGCTCAGAAATATGGTGAGAATAATTGGCAGAAGGGGATTCCTGTTCACTGCTACATCGACAGCGCCATCCGTCATTACCTTAAATATAAACGAGGGGATGATGACGAGCGCCACGATCGAGCCTTTGTTTGGAACGTTCTGTGCGCAATCTGGACATGCAAAGTGATGCCGGAGCTGAACGAGTATGGGGTTGATACGGACGACAACGTAGGCGCGTAAAACGCATCCCCTATTATGGAAGGAGGTGTTTGGTTTATGGAATATTTTCTGGCCGTATCCGATAAGCAACTAGGTTTATGCCTGAGACTGTTATACGCGGAAGGAATTCGAGCTATTGTCGAAACTGTTAGAAACAGTAAAGGCAAGATTGAATTTCATATCAAAGCGAATACGGACGAGGCGTTACTTAGGGATCTGATCGAGCGGTACAATATTTTGATTTCCTAAACGGACACTCAGTTCCAGCAAAGTAAAAGGTCCGAACAAGGCCTTTTACTTTTTCGTTTTTCATGGTACTATATTTTGCAGAGGAGGCGATAAGATGAAATCGTTGCATGGTGCCAGTTCGGATAAGGTGATACATGTCAAAAGTCATATGGCCTGCCCGGTTAAGCAGAAAGACGGAACTTGGAAAGTGGTTCTGAAAGACTACGAAGAGGATATTCCGGACCTCGGGCGAGAGGATTTGATCTGTAACGCTTGTGGTTGGACAGATTATCCGAATTGTAAAGAGACCTGGTGTAAGGCTTGGGTGCGTCATACGAAGAAAAAGTAAGTGGATTTTGATGATTTCAGGAGCTGGACATGCTGTTCGGCTCTTTATTTTTGCCTAAAAATTCATCATTTTTCTGCCCACTTTCATGTTTCAAATCCGGGCTTCTGCCCACTTTTTCTGGGCTTTTTACATTTTTGACAGGAAAAAATAAGGGGTGTAAAGGCATTTACTTGCGCTTTTGCCCAAAAAAAGTGGGCTTTTGCCCACTTTCAAAACCCAAACTTGACCACACACTACGTCTAACTACGCTTATAGAAGGTCGATAGAAGGTCTAACTACGTTTATTGCCCACTTTGCCCACTTTTTTTACCCTTATTACATGATAGAAAAATTCAATATTATATATAAATAAGCGAAAAAAAGTGGGCAAGTGGGCAGAATGATTTTTTGAGGAGGAATTGAGACGATTGAGACGAGAAATAAAGTGGACCGACATATACACCGATTTTAAGAAAACATATCCTAAGCTTTCTAAGGACGTTATTCGTTATGAACCTCATGGGCACCTGGTTATAGCCGTTCATTTTAGGGATGCGACAAAAATGCTGTATGACTATACGAACCGTAGAGCCAGGTTTGTGTCGTGAACAGTGCTATAAAGAGCGTAAACGAACAACAGCAAAATCTTCCATTTTTGCAAAAGGTATGGTATATTATAGATGCCACACAATTTTATAGAATTCTTTGCTGCGGGAAAATACTTGGCAAAAAGTGTTTTCTCTCTTTACTTATACCCGTAGTGAAGGATAAGATTGTGTGGCAACAATGAGAGAATGCGCTTTTTCAGTGCGTCTCTTATTGGGGCGCACTTTTTATTTTGTCTGGAGGTAGAAAGGCTATGTCGGAGCAGATGGAACTTTTTCGGACGTTAGAGAAAGACTTGAATTTTGAACTGGCACCGTGTGATAGAAATTTTGACTTGGACGCAAAATCCGGTCTTACAAAACTGGAGCTTACGCCAGCCCAAAAAGGGAAGGTTAGCGCATTGTTTTCTCAAATGCCGGCAATGCTTGCAAGCGAAACTATGGCTCACGCCTATGTATTAAAACTTCCAGAGGGCTTATCAGGAATGAACAGTTTAATGTCCTATCGTAGCGGTGGCCTCGGTACTCCTATTATGGGCGAGAACGGAAAAATCGTTGCACATGCTTCTTTGCATGGTGTTTCCGACCAAGCTTTGCTTCTCAGCTGCTTTACTGCAATGTCGATTGCTTCCGGACAATATTTTCTTACCCAGATTCATAGCGAGCTTAAGATGATGAGAATGAATTTGGACAAAATTTTGGAGTTTCTGTACGGAGACAAAAAAGCAGAGTTGATGGCCGAAATAAGCTTTGTTAAATACGCTTATCAAAACTATAATTCGATCATGTCACATGAAGCGCAAAGGACGGCGACAATAGCCAGTATTCAAAAGGCCAAGAAAGTCGCTATGAAAGATATCGAATTCTATATGAACGATCTTGATTCGGCGGCAAAAACCAAGGATAATTCAGAGTTAATATCTACTGTTAATAAGGCGTTTCAAATTAAAGAAAGTCTAGAGCTTTCGATGCAGCTGTATGTATTCAGCAATTTATTGGAATTGTATTACTCTCAGAATGCCGATTCAAGTTACATAAAATATGTCGAAGCTGACGTATCCTCGTATATCGATAAATGTGAGAAACGTATGCTAAGCAGCTTCAGTGTTCTTGACGCATTTGTCCGAGATTACAAAGGCAATCTCCTTAAGAAGATTGACACATCAGAAATAGAGAAGGAGGTCGGTGGATTGCTTGATCGTCTGAACAACGGGGAAGAAATTCCAATGCGGCAGACTTTGCATGCGGCGTTAAGTGCTCAGACGAGGAAGGCAGAATACTATATGGCAGAGGACGGAAATATTTATTTAAAGACCGCGTGAAATTTATTATATTTAGGAGGATAAAGAATGAAACGTATCGTATTTTCAACACTTATTTCTCTGGCCTTAGTGTTAGGTCTTGCGTCTTGCGGGGATGGAGCAAGTGGCTCTAGCACATCGGTAGTTAGTTCAGAGATTTCAAGCTCTCAGAGCGCATCGGCTTCGGAGAGCGAGACAATTCCAGATTCGTCTAGCGCTGAAGTGGCGAGTAGCAGTTCAGTTGCGAGCGTGTCAGCTTCGAGCGAAAGTATTTCGGAGCCTAAAAATACAAATATAACGGCTGACACGAATGAAGAGTTCGCTGCAATTTTAGCGGCATCTAGTATGTATGATGAGTCAATTGAAAAATTTGCGAAAAAATATTCGTATAGTACGATTGAATTTGATGGTTGTATAACCTATATAACAAATCACGATGATTATGATACCCGGTATGATTTGCTTTTGTCTGCTGGCGACTACGTAGATGAAAATACCCAAAACCCAGGGCCAAACTTTAAGTTTGAAGATGTTGGAACTCGTGACTTGGGAATCAGCGATTTATTCTTGCCTGATTTCGTAGACATTGGAAGTAATGTGCATATCGTCGCAAAAGTTCTAGAGTTTGACGATGACACGGGGATTTTCGAACTGGAACCAATATCTTTAGAGGCGAGATAATTTTAAATTACACAAAGACAGAGTTGCTTTCGAGCTTCTCTGTCTTTTCTTTTTCTGTTTTACAGCTTCGCGAAAAAAACATTGACTGTTATGAAGAGAGAGGATAAAATGGCCATTTTTGAATGGACACTCTCTTTTGCATTTTAATGAAGTGAAAGGAGGCCCAAGATGGCTAGGAGTTCTAGGCTCGAAAGTGGATTTCAAGATGGTCTGATTCAGCGTTTAAAAAATATGTTCCCTGGCTGCATGGTCTTTAAAATGGATCAAATACAAGGGCTTCCTGATCTGTTGGTTTTGTATCAAGATAAGTGGGCGTCCTTAGAATGCAAAAAATCTGCGAATGCTGCAAAACAACCCAATCAGGAATATTACGTAGATCTGATGGACAACATGTCCTTCTCAAGATTTGTTTATCCTGAGAATAAGGAGGAAGTGTTAAGTGAACTTCAATCGGCATTTCGAACTTGAAGGGCTGCATGCTTTTCTTGGGCCGAGTAAATATCATTGGCTCAATTACAGCGAAGAGAAAATGGCTGACTCATATTTGAATTTTCTGGCGGCACAGAGAGGAACAGAGCTGCATGCGTTCGCTGCGCAATGCATTCGACTGGGACAGAAATTACCAAAATCACAAAAAACACTCAACATGTATGTAAACGATGCAATTGGCTTTCGGATGACTCCCGAGCAACCGCTATTCTATTCGGAAAATTGTTTTGGGACCGCGGATGCCATTTCGTTTCGAAAAGACATACTTAGAATTCATGACTATAAGTCCGGAGCGATTCCGGCCCACATTGAGCAGCTTGAAATATACGCTGCTCTTTTTTGTTTGGAATATCGTGTGAAGCCGACTGATATTGAAACTGAGCTTCGCATTTATCAAAGCGATGATATTCTGTGTCACAATCCGACTGCGGATGATATTTCGGCAATTATGAATAAGATTATCGTTTCTGATAAAATCATCAAGAAAATTAAAGAACGGGAGAGCTAAGCCATGAATTCTATTGCTGAAGATATTTTGATGCATTACGGCACACCGAGACATTCGGGTCGCTATCCTTGGGGCTCTGGCGATGATCCTTACCAGCATAGTGGAGACTTTTTGAGCCGCATTGAAGAGCTGAAAGGCAAAGGACTTACCGAAACCGAAATCGCTAAAGCAATGGGAATGTCTACGACTCAATATCGTGCGCAGAAATCCTTGGCGAAGGATGAACGACGCGCATTAGATGTTGCACAGGCAAAGTCTCTTCGGGAAGACGGTCTAAGCCTGAATGAAATTGCGAGGGAGATGGGCTTTGCCAATGATTCTTCTGTTCGCTCATTGCTGAACGAACGTTCTGAAGCTCGGATGAATCAAGCGAAGAAGACTGCGGAATTTCTGAAAGAGCAGATAGCGGAAAAAGGGATGATCGATGTTGGCACGGGTGTTGAACGTGAAATTGGAATCTCAAAAGAGAAGCTAAAAGAAGCTTTGGCGATCCTCGAAGCAGAAGGATATCCAGTATACGGCGGGAGAATCCAGCAGGCCACGAATCCTGGAAAACATACAACTCTTCAGGTGGTTTGTCCTCCGGGTACGGAGCATAAGGAAATATACGACTACGACAATATTCATTCTGTGAAAGATTATATTTCTTATGATGATGGTGAATCGTTCAGAAAAAGTTTCGTATATCCTGAAAGCATGGATTCCAGCCGGCTGAAAATCCGGTATGCGGAAGACGGGGGAATCGATAAAGACGGCGTCATCGAAATTCGCAGAGGCGTTGAGGATCTTTCTCTTGGAGAATCTCATTATGCACAAGTTCGAATTCTCGTTGACGGAAATCGGTATCTTAAAGGGATGGCCGTATATTCTGACGATTTGCCTGATGGTGTGGATGTCGTGTTCAATACGAACAAAAAACAAGGAACTCCGACAGGAGACGTTCTGAAGAAAATTACCAATGATCCCGAAAATCCGTTTGGCTCACTCATTAAAGAGCATGGAGGTCAAAGCTATTACGACGATCCGAATGGTAAGTACACCGATCCGGTAACAGGAAAGAAACAGTCGCTTTCTTTAATCAATAAGCGCGCTGAAGAGGGGGACTGGGGTGAATGGAGTGACCATCTTCCGTCACAATTTCTCTCCAAGCAAAGTATGACACTCATCAATAAGCAGCTCGACTTAGCGACCAAAGACAAGTTTGCGGAGTTTGATGAAATATGTTCTTTAACAAACCCGACTGTAAAAAAGGCCCTTCTCAAGTCTTTCGCTGATGATTGTGACTCCGCAGCCGTCCATTTACAGGCAGCAGCATTACCGCGTCAAAAGTATCAGGTTATCTTGCCCGTTACAGATATGAAGGACGATGAGGTGTACGCACCAAACTACAAAAACGGTGAAAAAGTCGCTCTTATCCGCTATCCACATGGCGGAACTTTCGAAATACCGATTTTAACAGTAAACAATAAGCAGCCAACAGCTAAAAGAATGTTGGACAATGCTCTTGATGCGATTGGTATTAACAGTAAAGTTGCAGAGCGTCTATCTGGAGCTGATTTCGACGGCGACACTGTTATGGTCATACCCACCGGTGGAAAGGTTAAGGTTACATCGACGCCGCCGCTAAAGGGTTTGGAGGGCTTTGACCCAAAGCTTGAATATGGCGGTAAAAAAGAGGGAACCTTTAAGCCCATGAAAAACACGCAAACTGAAATGGGAAAGATTTCAAACCTCATTACCGACATGACTTTGAAAGGTGCTACTCAGGATGAGCTTGCTCGTGCTGTCCGCCACAGTATGGTAGTGATCGATGCTGAAAAACACAAGCTCGATTACAAACAAAGTGAACGAGATAACGGAATTTCTGCTCTTAAGAAAAAGTATCAGGGAACAGTTGATGAGAATGGTCGTTACCATGAAGGTGCTGCGACATTGATCTCTCGTGCTAAATCTGAAACCTCTGTTCTGAAGCGAAAAGGAAGTCCGATCATTGACAAAGAGACAGGTGAGCAGCGCTACAAAGAGGTTTACGAGGAGTACACCGATAAGAACGGCAAAGTTAAGGTTCGTACTCAGGCCAGCACAAAGATGGCTGAAACCAAAGATGCCAGAACGCTTTCCTCCGGTACTCCACAGGAAGAAGCATATGCTGATTATGCCAACAACATGAAATCTCTAGCCAACCGTGCACGCAGAGAGATGATGAATACCGGCAAGATTGCGTACTCTGCTTCTGCTAAGAGAACGTATCAGGCAGAGGTAGACTCGCTGGAGGCTAAGCTGAATGTTGCTTTAAAGAATGCACCTCGTGAACGTCAGGCTCAGATTCTTGCTAATGCTGCTGTAAAAGCTAAAAAGCAGGAGAATCCGGACATGACCAAGGGGGAGATTAAAAAAGCGAACCAGCAGGCCCTCACGGCCGCACGAAATTCGGTAGGCGCTAAACGTGAACCCATCCTGATAACCGATCGTGAATGGGAGGCCATACAGGCCGGCGCTATCAGCGAGAACCGATTGACACAAATCATCAACAATGTAGATACCGATAAGCTCAGACAACGTGCAACACCTAGAGCAACAACAACGCTTAGCTCTGCAAAGGTCAATAAGATTGCATCTATGAACGCATCTGGTTACACGACTGCTGAGATTGCAGAAGCTCTTGGCGTATCAGCATCTACAGTGTCAAAATACTTGAACTGAAAGGAGTGAACCAAGTATTATGGCAAGTAAATGTATGCTTACAACGTTTGACAATCCGTACAATCCTTTTGATGAGTTCACTTCGTGGTTCATGTTCGATGAGGAAAAAGGTTATCATTCGTGTGCTTACTTAGGAAGAATCGCAAAGACATCTGAACAGCTTTCAGATGAGGAAAATGCACAAGAGATTGAGCGTGCGATTGATGAAATCATTAAGTATGATTTTCAAAACATTTATAAAAAAGTGAAACAGTAGTTTATTTGTGGTCGCGGTGATGAGCCTTAGAGGTATAGGGGGGGACGCTAAAAACGCACCCCCTCCGTCATCGCGGCCCCCCTCCAAAATTCCCCGGCGGAACCTTTTT